ATCTGAGCATAGTCACCACTTGAACCAATCTTAGCATAGTAACCACTTGAACCAATCTTAGCATAGTTGTTACCATTATCATTTAAGTCCGTCTCTTTCTTTAGCTTAGCTGGCGAAGTGACATCTTTTATCCATTCAACTCCAAGGTTAATAATGTCTGCTAATTTCAGCTCAGCCTTTACCTTAATCCTTGAAGAACAAACTTTCGTTGTATCTTCTTCCTTATCAATTTCTCCAGACTGCTCTACCTCTGCAAAGCGAGAGTTAAGCATATCGTAGTGGTCAAACACCTCTAATGGAGATTCGCAAGCGTGAAATCCTCTTTCACAGCACTTAATATCTCCGTCCATTTCATACTCCTTACCGACTTCATACTGAAAGTCACGGCACTTTAAATTCTTATCAAAGCCTTTGTAGGCGATAATTTCCTTTTCTTCCATATCGATTTTTGTTTTAGTTATTTACTTTGAAAATGAATACACTTTACACTTCCTCCCAACCTTTAGGTACAAACTCGTCCTTATCTTGTTGCTCCGCAATGGTAATTAGACCGCATCCAATCTCAAATTGCCCTACGGATATACTTTCATCTTGCATCGCACGTGTAATTAAATCAGCGTGAAATGTGTTATACTTCATCCTCAAAAAGCAGTTCGCTTTTTCAATTTCTTTCTGTGTCATATTGATTTGGTTTAGTTAATCTTTGTAATTATCCTCAAAGTGAGGACACCTCCCAGTATCTTCTTGGTACTTCTCTTGCACCCACCACATATAAGCATCGGGAGGGTCTGGAAGATACCGTTTGCAGTAGTTGCTTAATTCACATCCTACGCCCCTGCAATAGGCGTAGTCTGCATTGATATTATTCGACATCGTTACTTTCGGTTTGAATCGCCCGTTATCGTCACTTTTCGTGTGATAGCGTGAAGCCTATCAACCACTCTGTCTCCATACTTAGCTTTCAAATGATCTTCATCTAAGTTGGTAGAGAACATTAGCAGCTTGCCGTCACGTTCCGCTGCATCAACGAGTTCTGCAAATGGCACTCGCTTGTTTCCGTAGATATTTGATACATCCTCCGTTCCCACGTCATCAACATAAATAACATGTCTGTTGATAATCTCATCGGGTGACTTGTTGAGTTCATTTGCGGTACATATTGTTACCAGCTTCCTGTAATAGTGATAAAGCAATAAAGGGATAATCCTCATACCGATTAACGTCTTACCAACACCACATCCACCAACAAGCATTAAGCCTTTTCCTTTGTTATCAGTGAGCCACTGAACTATCTTCTCATAGTCAGCGTTCCACTTTGCAGCATCACCGCAAAAGTACTTTAATCCTTCTTTAAGGTGCGTTTCTGCATTTGGTATGCTAATTTGCACCTTATCGGGTAGCGGCTTATACGTTGTGTCTCGTAACCGCTCAATGGCGGATTTGAAGTCTATTTGTTTCATTTACCAATCACTATCTTTATCGTAATTCATTTCAGATGATTTGAGGGTAGTAGTACTCTTTTGTATTTTCTCCCTGCTTGCCCACGTCTGTAACCTCTTTGATGTTTCCCACGTCTTTTCAAGTTCAAAGCGCATCTTTGTGCCTGATTTGTTTCGTTCAGTCCAATAGTTGAAGAAAGCACGTATTGTCGTAGGCTCATAAGTGCCACCACGTGAAGAAACAAAAGGAATAAGGCTCTTTTCAAACGCTTTCTCACGCTCTTTACATTTCGATTGTAAGGACGTTAAAACCTCCTTTGATTGTTCGTTTGTTTTCTTCTTACCAAAGCGATAATCATCACACTTATTCACCACAAAGAATGTCCCTTTTTTGTTGGCAATCGTGTCTATATCTCCTTTGTTAGCAAGTGAGGATAAAACATTCCTACAAGTTTGTAGGGACAATCCGCAATCATTTGCAAGATTTCGATAACTTGTGCGTGAAATGCCGTCATCATCAGCCCCCACGATTAGCCGTAACATTACAAGCTGCTCGTGGGGGGAGTATCGAATGGTAAACTTGTCATCAAGTTTTATCATTTAGATAAATAGTTTTTTCTGTATCCGTCTTAGAACCTTGGTTTCTGCGTCTTTGCAGAATTGTCTATTCACTTCAAAGCCATATGCCTTTCTTTCAAGATTAGCCGCAGCTAACAAGGTCGTTCCACTGCCTGCACAAGGATCTATTACTACATCTCCTTTATCTGTGAATATTTCGATTAGCCTTTCGAGTAGTGGTACGCTCTTCTGTGTAGGGTGCACTCTTAGAGTACTTGTATCTCGCGGATATTCCATGCAGTTGAAAATCATCTGTCCATTATTGTTGAATTTTGGCAATTTATCACGATAAAGAAGTAGTCCATATTCGCTATTACCTACAATCTTCATATTCGCCTTTAATACCTGTGGCGAATAGTTCTTGCGAAAGACCAAAGGAATATAGTGCATAAGTCCATATTTCTTGCCTAATTCAATAAATTGGAATTGTTGTTCATATTCGCAAAACAATATCATACAAGGTGCTTTCCCTGCTTCTTTTGGCTCTTTTATCAGCATTTTTGAACAGAAGTGCATAAATTCGGCAGGTCTAAATTCATTCTCCGAAGAAAAGAATTTCTTGCCAGCTTTCTCACTTTCTCCATTCTTATTATTGCCACCTTCGTACCAAGTAGGGTTACTCGCATAGGCGTTATTACCGAGATTGTAAGGAACATCTGTAAGTATTAGTTGCGCCTTTGGTATCTGATACGATTTATAGTTTTGGAAGCTATCATTGTAAATCTCTATATCTTTCATTATTGAAATATCACATTTGTTAATTGTTTACCATTACTGAACACCGCCCATTTACCTTTGCCATTGGTGTCGATGAGTTTCAAGTCCTCAACCTTGCCAAATCGATTGATGTTTCCGCAAAGGTCTACAAACCACGCTTGCTTGTCTTTGTGTGGTCGTATCTCTCTACCTACTATCTGATAATACATTGCAAGCGACATCGTGGGGCGTGCCATAACCACCGTATCAAGCTCTGGATAATCAAAGCCAGTTGTCAATACTCCTACATTCACAACGACCTTTATATTACCGCTCTTAAAGTCGTTTAATATGCGTTCACGTTCTGCCTTTGGTGTCGTACCCGATACCATTTCGCAGCAATCAATGCTTTGTGTCAGCCGTTCAGCCTCTTTCAGAAAGCGAGTAAAGACTAATATGCCTTTCCTTACACCGCCACGTTTTGGGCAAAGCAACCGCTTAACAATACTGACTAAATAGCCGTAGAAGTCAATTCTGTTGTACTCTGCTTCTACTGATTTATCCGTATAGTCAGCACCCGTTGAGTTTGCTTGCAGATTATTCTCATCCCACCCTAATGGGTTCATTTGGAAGTAATCTATCTTTGAAAGAAAGCCCATATCAAGTAAAGTCGATATTTGCACTTGATAAATAACCTTTGAGAATATCAGCGGACGGGTACGAGTAAGGAACTTTAGCATTGCGCCAAAGCTGCTTGAACTTAATCTGTAAGGAGTAGCGGTAAGTCCTAACACCTTGCACCCCGTGGCGTGGATAAATTCTTCATACATACCACCTTTTGCGTTGACAAAGTGACACTCATCTATGATTACGTTATTGAAATGCTGAAAGTCATCCGTGTGTCTTATCACGCTGCCTATCGTTGCAAATGTAATACGGCTTATATTCTTTGAATTGAATGAAGCCGAATAAACAGAGCAGTCAAGTACACCATAGGAGCATAGCTTCTTGTAGTTTTGCTCAAGTATCTCTTTTGACGGCTGAAAGACAAGCGTATGTCCTTGCAGTCTATTTGCGATGTCAGCTATCACCAATGATTTCCCACTATTGTGGTGTATAAAAAACTGATTATCACAGTACAGATGATTTCCGTCAAGCGTGAATCCGTAATAATCACCTTGTCCTATATACTTCACAGAGAAACCTGTAACAAGAACACTTTTCTTCTGTCCTCTCGGTTTTCCTTTCCTAATCACCACTTTTGTAGGTATGGCATCAAGTTCTCCGCTGATTTGCATACGATAGTATGTTTCACCGTTTACAACCTTTGGAGTTCCTATCATTGCATAAAACCCGAGTGAACGACAAAGGAAAACTATATCTTCGGACAGTCTTTTTGATTTTGAACAATATTCAAAGATATTTTTTTCTTTGCTATACCAAGCGTCTGTATCAAGCAATCCAGCAAGAAGTTCTAATCGATTCTCCTTAGATGTAATCTTGTATTGGTGCGGAATAAACTTAAAAGCGCAAGTAACACGGAGTAATCCAAGTTTTTCAAAAGCATTCTGCAACACATTTCGATGCTTTTTCCTATCTATAATATGATATGTATGCGCTTTGTTCGCTCCGCCTTTCCAATCGTCTCTAATGTGCATCGATATGCTTTCTGCGAAAGAATAAAGATAATCCTTTACTTCCTCTCGCATAGTAGTAATATTCACACTGCCGTTTGAAGAATTCCCATCGCCCAAATAAAGTCCCAAAAAGTAAGGAGATAAAATCAACTCTTCATTGCTTTTGAACTCTATAAAAGATGGTCTGTGCAATTTGTGAAGATGCTTGTAATTTTCACTTGTTTGCAGATATTCCTCTACGGTAATCTCGTCTATTCTTGGCTTGCAACTCGGAAATTGCTTCCCCTCGTTGGTTTTATATAATGATAAGATGTGTCCTCCGTTTACAATAAAGCTATCACCCTTGATAGGGGTAATCTGATACATCTTATCTACACCTCTATGAAGTTCCAGTACTTCTCTTGGCGAGCCATCATCGCCAAGTAAAAAATCGCCTACTTCCACATCTTCGACGGCTTTCAATGTGCCGTCTGACATAATAACTTTTGAGCCTTTTGCATGGCAGCCCGTAGGTAACACCATTATAGCATTATGCTTTGCTTTCTTATCATTAAAAAAGGCTACCGCTGTATCGGAAGCCTTTTGTTGGTAGTCACGAAGTTTATACATCATGTTCAAACAATATTGATAGTCTTCTAAACATCTCATTTTCGGGAGTACGAAATTCTTTATCCCATTTTCTGCCCAAGATAGTAAACATTGACAAGTCTATATCTTTTAGGAACTCTTCAAAGTCAGCCTTTTGACTATCAAATATCATCAATCGGTTAGACTTCATAGAAGATAAAATCTTATTAAACATCTCATTTTTGAGTATATTTTTTAGTGACACCCAATCACCAACATCTTTTGGTGCTATGGATACCCCATCAAGTTTACCAATCTCAAACCAATTGAGATTGAGATAATTGTATAAGGCATATCCTGACGTATAAGCATATAAATTTTTAATATTAGGATATTGTCCTCTTAATCTGCCTATAAATTTATATAATTCGTTATACAGAAAAGGGTCACCGCCTGTCAGGCAGACAGTATTAGCAGATTTCAGTTCGGCAACCGTAACTACGGGCAATGCATCTATATCATAGAGATCGTTACAACACATCGGACATTTCTTGCCACACTCATTTATGGTGTATAAGTGGATTATATTTTTCATATTCTTATTCCTTTCTCTTCGCTCAATTTCTTAACTAATATTGAGTAGTATTTAATAAGTTCCTCTAATTCCCAACACGACCATTTCTTTGTTTGATGTGCCTTGACCTCTAACATCTGAAATCGCTGTGTCCCTATCTTCTTGATAAGGTTCTCACGATACCCGATGAGGTGGTCGGCTGAAAACCTATTACAAAATCTACATTCGCTATTGCAATTCTCCTCGTCGAAGCGGGTTGACATGTGCCGTCTCGAATGATAATGCCCACAATCGGATTGGTCGAAAGGCTTTATCTTTCCACACGATATACACCTGAATGTCCCGTTAGGGAAAGCATCTCGCAATCTGATATACTGACTAAAGACCTTATCCAGCTTCTTTACCAAAGTAGCTTGGCTTGCTTGCCGTTTCTTTGGTTTGTCTGTTTTCTTTTTCTTCAAATAATACATAGTCAATGTAGGCGGACTCGAACCACCACTGACAGAACCAAAATCTGTTGTGCTACCATTACAC